ATGTTAGGGGTGGAATATATGGAAAATGATGAGCTACAGCAATGGGTAGAGAAGATTTCACTGGAATCATTTGGTAGACCGTTTTTGCATAAAGCAACATTTAACGGACGATTAAAAGCAACAGGTGGTCGTTATTTTACTCATACTCATCATATTGAAATTAGTCCTCATCAGTTGACTGCTTTTGGACATGAAGAAACAGAAAAAATTATTAAGCATGAGCTTTGTCATTATCATTTACATATTATGAAGCGAGGATATCGTCATCGTGATCAAGACTTCAAACAATTGCTTGCCATGGTGGGTGGGTCGAGATACTGTGGAACTCTGCCAGAACGTAGTGTGAAAAGTGGGATGGCATATAAATATATCCTTACCTGTGAACGTTGTACAATGAAATATTACAGAAAACGTAGGATGGATACTACTAAATATCGTTGTGGAAAATGTAAAGGAAAATTATTCATTAATTTACTTGACAAGCAGTAATAGTCGTGATAAATTAGTAATTGTTCACTTTAAGTTTTTGTTGTTCCCTGATAGCTCAGTTGGTAGAGCACTCGACTGTTAATCGAGTTGTCACAGGTTCGAGTCCTGTTCGGGGAGCCATTATGGAGAAGTACCCAAGTGGCTCAAGGGGACCCTCTGCTAAGGGGTTAGACTGCGTAAGTGGTGCGTGGGTTCGAATCCCACCTTCTCCGCCACAATTTCTTTCTTGAAAAGAAGCAAATTGAGGACCGTCAAACGGTCTTTTTTATTTGCTAAAACAAGATGAAAAACACAAAAAAAGTTTTTTTGAAAAAAAGTGTTGCACAATAATAACCGATGTGTTATTATACATCTTGTCCCAATAAGAAGTAACAAGTGAGGCCCGTTGGTCAAGGGGTTAAGACACCTCCCTTTCACGGAGGTAACAGGGGTTCGAATCCCCTACGGGTCACCATAACCATTCATATGAGAGCAGCTTCCATAGACTGAATTTCATAGTCATGAGAGCCATTAGCTCAGTTGGTAGAGCACCTGACTTTTAATCAGGGTGTCGAAGGTTCGAGTCCTTCATGGCTCACCAGTTTTCTTCTTTGTTAAGTCAGCTGGAGGAATGGTATACGTTAGTACATAATGGCATATGCCATGAACATAGTAAAGGGTTATCTAGTTAATCAGTGAAAGCTGATTGATTAGATAACCCTTTTGTTGTTTGGTACGATGTAAGATTGTAATACTAGAGCTGATCTTTGTGGCGCGGTGTAAGTTTAAACACTAAAGCTGATCTTTAAACTGGGGCAACACAGCTTTGATGGGATTAGTGATTTATATTGTAAAAACGGGCGTGTCTGAATGAGTAGGGGGTATAGCTTAGTGACTATGCCGCATGTTCAGGTGATGTCATATGAATAGCGTATTTAGTGTTTGCTGTTTTGAAACTCGTAAGGAGAGGTACACTTTTGTTAATTCGAATGGATAGAAGGGTTATTGAATAGTTAGTTAGGTAAATTATGAGTAGATATAAGTAGGTATGGTGTAGATATAGATATAGATATAGATATAGATATAGAGATAGAGATAGAGATAGAAAGGCAAGTTGTAAGAAGGTAAGGTATAGGTTGTGGTAAGGTGTAGAAAGGTATGGTTGATTTAGATAGGTACAATATCTAACCGCTCTTGAAGTCAATTATGACTGTTAGAGCGGAAAGGAAGACATTCTATTAGCGTAATGGTCATTAATGTCCAATAGAAGTGGATTTAGCGCTATTTTTTAATCATTCCCTTGCTTGCAGACATAAATGACCGTCATAAAACCAAAATGTCTAAAAACGTATTGTAATGGACATTATTGACCACGAGCAGTCCACAAAAACATAATAAAAGTTGGAAAGAAAATCAAACTTTATGACTTTACATTCATTCAAATTTGCAGTATTATATTCAAGTACGACCTTATTATTTATGTGCGGTAGTGGCGGAACGGCAGACGCGCTATCTTGAGGGGGTAGTGGGTGTATACCCGTGGAGGTTCGAGTCCTCTTTACCGCACCAATACAAAAACGCTGAGAACCCTTGTTGTTACGGGGTTTTTATTTTTTTTATAAATTGATTTTTTAATTTTCAATGATGCAATTATGACCCTGAATTTGAGCTTGGGGACGGATTGGGGACAGAATGGGGACGAGGGGCAAACTTATCAAATTTCTCTGCTGTATCACGACTAACTTTCTTAGTAACATGGGCGTAGATATCAGCAGTCGTTTGATGCTTTGCATGTCCTAAACGCTTCTGTATTGCCTTCATTGATGCCCCGGCTTCAATAAGTAGTGTAGCTGAGCTATGACGCAAATCGTGCAACCTGATCTGCTTCAACTTGTGACGTTTAAGAAATTTTTTCCACCATTCCGTTGGGTATGAATAGTAAAGAGGTTTTCCGTATCCTGCGTGAAATACATAACCTCGATTCTCACCAATCCATTCCCCTGCAAGCATTGCTTTCTTTTTTTCTATTTCCCATTCTCGTAAATGTGTCTCTAACTCATTCATGTACCATTCAGGCATATCAATTGTACGTTTTGAACTTTTAGACTTAGGTCCTTTTTCAACTGCCTTTGAATGTTCTGTAAGTGAAATACTCTTATTAATTGAAATTGCCATCTGCTCGAAATCCACTTCTGACCATTCAAGTCCAATCAACTCACCGCGTCGGCAGCCACCGATCATTGCCCCTAAAATAAATAATCTCCATCTTCTAGGCTCTTGGTATAATGCTGTGATTACTTCTTTCGCTTCAACCTCATCATAAAATTCAAATTCAGTTTGTTCAGCTTTCGGTTTTTTTACATTTACCATTGGATTACTTTTAATCAATTGCCATTCCGTTGCTCGAGTCAAAATATTCTTTAATACTCGATGTGTGATTTGAATTGTTCCTGGTGCTAACGTATCTCCTTTGCCATCCTTGCGTGCTCCAGGCTTGCTTAGGTCATTAATGAATGTCACTATGTGTAGTGTTTTAATCTCGCTGAGCTCCTTGTTGCCGAATACCGGTAAAATATGTGTCTTGATATGTGCACAATATGTTTTGTATGCAAGAGGAGAGAGGTTGTCCGTTTTAGATCCATACTTAGGTTTCCATTCATTCTCAACAAAATCACGAAATAGCATCTTTTCAGGTTTGATATACTCACCTGATTCTACTTCGATTCTAAACTTATAGAGCTCATCATCCAAATACTCACGTAGCTTCTTTGTAGTACGTAACAGTGCCTTGTCATTTATTGTGACGGTTCTACGATGTCGATCCCTTGTACCATCCCCTTTAAATCCAAGATCAACTGTAAGTCTCCATGTGTTGTCACTACGTTTCTCGATACTTCCTTTAGCCATTCTACTTACCTCCTTTCGGAACGTATGTTCGGTTTAATGGTATATGTAAACAGCCTTTCAGCTGGAGAGCGTGAAGGTTACTAATTATTCTAATGATTCCATTACTCTTAGTGGTTCAAAATGAATCGTGTATTTTTCATCTACTTTAACTAATAGTCCATATTTTTCCGTATATCTGTTGATAGCTGCCTGCAAAAACTCCTCTGTTACCTCTAGATATTCTGCTAGTTCATATCGACCAGATACTCGATCTTTAAAGGCTTGTACAATTTTATCTAGAGGCAACATGCAATGATAAGCCCACTGCCTGGCTTGTAGTTCTTGTTTGCGGTTGATAAGAGTGGATTGATCTAAAATGTTTCCGCTGCTAGTGTGGTAATGTCCAAGCTCTTCAGCCAAGATGCAGGCTTTTTCAATCGATGTAGGGATGAGTTTATTAATACAAATAAAATTATCTTTATAAAGACCTTTTATTTTATGAGGCATTATCTTCTCGTAGGTGTATACTTCATGCTGTCCTGCTCTCATAAGCAGATTTTCATATGACAAATGCCTTCACCTCAGTTGCTATTTTCTTTTAGATTTTACGAACTCCTTAAATGCCTCGATTTCAGCAAGTTCTTCTTCTGTCCATTCTTCGCCGTCATGGTGAGCTGCTATTGTTTCAAAGTGGGACTCATCTCGATCTTTTAGAGCGGCTTCACCAATGCCTAATAAAAACTCTACTTCAGTATTTAAGGCATTGGCATATAGTCCAATATCATTAATAGGAAAGTCTCGTTGTTCATTTTCATATCTTGATTGAGTTGATTTTGCAATACCTACACGAGTTGCTAATTCTTCAACCGACATTTTTTTGTTTTCTCTCAACTTTTTAATCAATCTAATTATTTCATTTGAACTTCTCATATCAATCACCTCACACAAAGTATAACTCAAGTGTTCCCTGTAGGCAACAAAAAATATTTATTTTACGCTTTTGTTGACAAACGGGAACAAAGTGGTTTATATTAGGATACAAGGAAGGAGGCGACAACATGAAATTTAATCTTCAGCGATTGCGCTTTGAACGTCTTTCAAGAAAAGTATCACAAGAGGAAGTAGCACAAGCACTTGGGATTAATCGTTCTTCTTACCATAAAAAGGAGAATGGCTCTATCAAAATTAGTGTTGAAGAGTTTGCTAAGATACTTGAATTACTGAAAATACCTGAAAGAGAAGCTGGCTATTTTTTTGTTCAAAACGTTCCCGATCGGGAACTACCGGGAACAATACAATATTTTGAAACAGGTGAAGAGTCGTGCACTTCTGTGATGGTGTGATTTGATAACTGGGATTTCAAAGGAGGGGGGAAGTAATGATGAATCTATCAATCGAAGCAGCTATTCAAGCAATCATTGATTCTAAGGTAGCAGATGCCGAACAACGTCTTCTAGCTAAACTATCAGGACACACAGACAGAACGCTAGATGTTACAGAAGCAGCTCTGCATATTGGAATTTCAGAAAAATTAGTTTATCGCTTGTGTCAGCAGAAGCAAATTCCACATGAACGGTATGGTGTTCAAGGATCTAAGCGACCAGTTATTAAGTTTCGTTTAGGGGATCTAGAAGCTTGGAGAACAGAACAGCGATCAGCTAACTATATCAAAAGTAAATAAGGAGTGAAGCATTATGAATAACACTGTAGTTGGTATCCATCCCTTACACCGCAAGCTTGCACATGTGTGGGAAATGAATACGGATAGCAAAGGCAATACAGTAGTTGACGCAGTTTTGATGCAGCAGATCATTCCGCTACTTCGCCAAAACTATGAATTAGTTAGGCAGCTCGATGAGCTCAAGCAATTATCCTTTATTGCTTACGAGATGGGCGATATGGATTGGCAGCAAGATATTTGTAAGCAGATCGAGGAGCTTGAGTCTGTGATGGAGATATGAAGGGGGAATGCATGTTGGAAATTATAACTTTGAAAATTTGCGATCTGCGAACTTATGAGTATCACATTGAGGGTGCTAAAGTTGTGGCGGTTTACAATCATCAAGGTGGCCGAAGACATGAAATGCCTTTTCGTAAAGGACGCGTTAGATCTATTTACCGGGATAAAAAGGGGAGCTATATCAAACTTGATCGCGGATATAAACATTATGTTGGCAGTTGAACAGGTATTTACTTTGAAGGGAGGTGAGGTTTTGGAAAGAGCAGCCTTACAAGCACAGAAGTACGATTTGCTTCATAAGCGCTGGAAGTTGGTTAATCGTAAAACAAGTGCAGATCCGCATGTTATTCCTGGGGCTGTATGGTGGATTGATCGAGAAGTCGCAGAAATTAATAAGACCCTTGAGGGGTAGGATCCTCAAAGGTCTAAAGGCAAACTCACATTATATGGTCAGTGTAACACTGACGAGAGGAGAAAATCAATGTCTAAAAAGTATATTCTCACGGAAACGACCAAAGATGTCGGCATTACTCTGTATCAAATCAAGGCTATTAAATCTTTTGGCGATGTTGAAGAAGGTGAATTGGGCGGTTGGATTGCATCTGAAGAAAATCTCGATCAAGATTCTGATGCTTGGGTGTCCGGTAATGCTAGGGTGTCCGGTAATGCTAGGGTGTCCGGTAATGCTAGGGTGTACGGTGATGCTTGGGTGTCCGGTGATGCTTGGGTGTCCGGTAATGCTAGGGTGTCCGGTAATGCTAGGGTGTACGGTGATGCTTGGGTGTCCGGTGATGCTTGGGTGTCCGGTAATGCTAGGGTGTCCGGTAATGCTTGGGTGTACGGTGATGCTAGGGTGTACGGTAATGCTAGGGTGTCCGGTGATGCTAGGGTGGAATCTAGTAGACATGTATTTTGGGCTTCGAGCGTTGGCTCTGAAAACGGCACTATTACAGCTTATACATTAAAAACGGGTGAGATCGAAGTGACTCGTGGCTGTTTCCAGGGGACAATTTCTCAGTTTGAAGATGCGGTTAAACACCGTCATGGCGATTCACAATGTGGTGCGGAATATACGATTCTTATTGCGTTTATCAAAATGCGCTTTCGGAGTATAACTGTCACCATTTCCGAGGAGGTTGATTCGGATGCTTAAATCTACAGGAGTTGTGCGCCAATTAGATCCATTAGGTCGAGTGGTACTGCCTATCGAGCTTCGTCGCACGTTAGGTCTTGGCGAGAAGGATGCTGTCGAGATATTTGTGAATGGTGATCAGATTGTATTGCGTAAATATGCACCAGGTTGTGTATTATGTGGCAGCCTTGATCAGCTTCAGACTATTGAAGGTAAGCAGGTTTGTATGGAGTGCCGCATTAAAATTGGTCGTACATTGGGGCGATGAGCCAGTGAGCAAAGTCTTACAATTGTACGCTGATGATAGTTGTTTTGTATGTGGCTGTGAGGTAAATAAATCTTTCTTGCAGCGGTGGAATGGCGAAGATGTATGTAAATTTTGTATCAATGAACTTAACAAGGAGGCAGATCAACATGTCAGTACAGATCATTATTAATGGCGAGAACGCCCAGGAATCATTATTGGAATTATCCGCTTTAGCAGCAGGTATGGGAGTAGAGAAATCGGCTACAGTGAATGCAACTATGGGGGCTACATCTGTCGTTACTGCTCCGCCAGTGGCACCACAAACTGTAGCACCACAAACTGTTGTAGCACCTGCATATCAACAGCAGCCAGTGTATCAAGTTCCTACTCAACAAGTAGCACCGTCCCAACCAGTACAAGGGGGAGTTCCCATAACTGAGGCACCAACCTACACTTTTGAGCAGCTTGGTGTAGCTGCTGGTCCTTTAGTCGATGCAGGTCGTTCTGGAGAGCTGACAGCTTGGCTTAATCAACGTGGGGTTGCAGCTTTATCGCAGTTAGATAAATCCCAGTTTGGTGAGTTTGCGACATTCCTTCGTAGCTTAGGTGCGAAGATATGAGTCAAATTGCACACGCCGAAAGAGCCCATGCCCTACTATCTGCTAGTGGGGCTCACCGCTGGCTAGCATGTACACCTAGTGCTCAGCTTGAAGCAACTCTTCCTGACACGACAAGTACAGCGGCGCAGATTGGTACACTTGCCCATGAGATTGCTGAGCTTAAATTACGAAAGCATTTTGTAGAGCCAATGGGTGCAAGAAAATTCAATGCTACCATGAAGAAGTTCAAGGAGCATGAGCTGTATGAACCTATTATGGAGACTCATACGGATGGATATTTAGAATATGTCCAAGGTGTAGTTCATAGTTTCTCTTCTCCTGCGCACGTTGTCATTGAGAGACGTGTGGATCTGACAGCTTACATTCCTGAGGCATTCGGTACAGCAGATTGTATTGTTATCGGTGGTAAGCAGCTACACGTGATCGATTATAAGAACGGTCAAGGTGTACCTGTTCCTGCTGAAAATAATCCTCAAATGAAGCTTTACGCTTTAGGGGCTTTGAAGGCATATGCCTTGCTGTATGAGGTAGAAACCGTTCATCTGCATATTGTACAGCCTAAAGTATGGGATGAACCTTCTCAGTGGTCGTTATCTGCAGTTGATCTGTTAGCTTGGGGAGAATCTATCAAGCCTATAGCAGCTAAAGCTTTTGCAGGAGAAGGAGATTTTACTCCTGGTGAGCATTGCGGATTCTGTAGAGCTAGAAATACCTGCAGAGCAAGAGTAGAACAGTTTCTATCAGCTGCGGAGGTTGCCCCTGCTAAGCCACCTCTAATTGGTTGGGATGAAGTTGCAGAGATCCTTCGTAAAGGTGATGGCATCGTGAAATGGTTTAACAGCTTGAAGGAAGCAGCACTGACTGAGGTGTTGAACGGTACTGAAGTATCTGGCTGGAAAGCTGTAGCAGGGCGTGGTGGTCGTGACTTTGCAAATATTGATGTTGCATTCGCTCATTTGCAGGCGAACGGTATCGATGAAGCTTTGCTTTATGATCGCAAGCCAATCACGGCAGCAGCCACAGAAAAGGTTCTTGGGAAAGAGCAATATAAGGCTTTACTTGAGAATGCTGGTCATGTAATCAAGAGATCAGGCGCACCAACTCTAGCAGCAATCGATGATCCAAGACCTGCAGTAAGTAATCAAGTATCTGCAGAACAGGCATTTGGTAATGGCTGAGTTATGGGGTGTGTGGAGTACCTGGTCAAAGAAATGGTGTTTTGGTATTGCTGTTCCTTCTAAGCGCAAGGCAAGCGAAGCTCTGTTCAACAAAATAGGCAAAGACGCTTACAAATGGCGCTTTGAATTTAGAAAATACCCTAATGGTATCGTACCAAATGGAAATCAAATTAATCAGAAAACTAAGAGGAGACATGTAAAAATGACAAATCAAACAGAAGTATCAAACGTAACGACAGGTGAAGTAAGACTGAGCTTTGTACATTTGTTCCAACCTCATGCTAACCAACCTGGACAAGAGCCGAAATACAGTACGACGATTCTTATTCCAAAAACAGATGTGGCAACAATGGGACGTATTCAAGCGGCGATTCAAGCGGCAATCAATAAAGGAGTATCAGGCGCATGGGGTGGTGCAAGACCTGCTCAACCTCGTACACCGATTCATGATGGTGACGGTGTGCGTCCAAATGGTGAAGCCTTTGGTCCAGAGTGCAAAGGGCATTGGGTGTTGACTGCAAGTAGCAAGCAGCCACAAGCAATTGTTGCTCCTGATATGAGTCCAATCATTGATCAGACACGCGTTTACTCTGGTGTATATGCTCGTGTAAACATTAACTTCTTTGCTTACAGTAACAGTGGTAACAAGGGAATTGGCGCGGGTCTTGGTCCTGTCCAGATCCTTCGTGATGGTGAAGCGCTTGGCGGTCGTATTAGTGCAGAGCAAGCATTCGGTGGTGCTCCTGCAGGTGTAGGGTATCAGCAACCATCGCACCAATCTCCTGCAGGATGGGAGCAAGCAACTCCACAATATGGTCAACCGCAAAATGCTTACGGTCAACCTGCTCCGCAAAGTTATGGAGCTCCTGCTTACGGTCAACAGCCTGTTCAGCAAGGTTATGGTCAACCGCCTATACAACAGCAGCCTGCACCGCAGATTGATCCTATTACAGGTAAGCCTGTCACAGGTGGAGTATTCGGTATTTAAGACAGCAAGGGGTTCTTTTAAGGAGCCCCTTTTCTTTACCCGAAAGGAGGAAGTATGCGGACTTTATCGATAGATATTGAGACTTATAGCAGCATTGATATTAAGAAGTCGGGAGCTTATAAATACGCACAGTCTCCTGATTTTCAGATTCTATTATTCGCCTATTCCTGGAACGGTGGTCCTGTTCAGATTATTGATCTAGTGCAGGGAGAATATGTACCAACGGAGATCGTTCAAGCATTAGCAGATCCAGAAGTGATGAAACATGCCTATAATGCTGCGTTTGAGTGGTACTGCTTGAATCGATTCTTCTATTCTCCTGTTGAGCAATGGCGATGCACACAAGTACACGGGCTTTACTGTGGATACACTTCGGGGTTAGGTGCAGTTGGTGAAGCATTAGGGATTCCCCAAGATAAGCGAAAACTAGGAACGGGTATGTCACTGATTCGCACGTTTTGCATACCTACAAAACCAACGAAAACCAATGGTCAACGCACCAGGACGCTTCCTCATCATGAGCCTGAAAAATGGAGACTTTTTAAGGAGTATTGTGTAGGGGACGTTATAGCTGAGATGGAGATCCAGCGTAGACTATCAGTTTTCCCTGTTCCTGATCAGGAATGGCAATTGTGGCATTTAGATCAACGTATCAACGCTAAAGGGCTGTATTGTGATCTGCGAATGGTTGAGGGAGCACTTGCTGTTGATGAACAGGTCACAGGTGAGCTTCGAGCTGAAGCTGTTGCCTTAACAGGTTTAGACAATCCTAAGTCCGTTCAACAGCTTAGTAAATGGCTGCTAGAAGAGACAGGCGAAGAGGTTGAGAACCTGCAGAAAGGAACGGTTAGTAAGCTGATCGGTAAGCTCGATGAAGGCAAGGCTAAGCGAGTATTAGAGATTAGGCAAGAGCTCAGTAAAACAAGTGTGAAGAAGTATGCAGCGATGCAAGCAGCTGCTTGTGCTGATGGTAGGGTAAGAGGGTTGTTGCAGTTTTATGGTGCAAACCGTACGGGGCGATGGGCAGGCAGGCTTGTACAGATTCAGAATCTTCCTAGAAACTATCTATCGACTTTAAAGTTTGCTAGGCAATTTGTCGTAAATAAGAAAGTCGAAATGCTTAAATTTATCTACGGTAATGTGCCTGATACACTTAGCCAATTAATCCGTACAGCATTCACTGTTCCTAATAAGAGACTACTACACGTAGCTGACTTTAGTGCAATTGAAGCAAGGGTAATAGCATGGCTTGCTGGTGAACAATGGAGATTAGATGTATTTGCGACGCACGGTAAGATCTATGAAGCTTCTGCTTCTCAAATGTTCGGTGTGCCTATCGAGGAAATTGGAAAAGGTAGCGACTTACGGCAAAAGGGTAAAGTTGCTGAGCTGGCACTAGGTTATCAAGGTGGAAAAGGTGCGCTAATTAGTATGGGCGCTTTGGATCAAGGTTTAACAGAAGATGAGCTTCCAGAGATCGTAACACGTTGGCGTAATGCGAATCGTAGAATCGTAGATTTGTGGTATGGGCTTGAAGCTGCAGCATTAGAGGTTATGGAAACGGGTCAGTTAGTAGGGTTTAAAGGTCTGATTCTTGCTAGAGAAAGCCATCACGAATCAAGACAAGACTTTTTCACGATTACCCTTCATAGTGGGCGCAAGCTCTATTACGCTAAGCCTTTTCTCAAAGAAAACGACTTCGGTAAGCAAGCACTCCACTATTGGGGTATGGATCAGACCACTAAGAAGTGGACAGTGCTCAACACTTACGGTGGCAAATTAGTCGAGAACGTGGTCCAGGCAATTGCAAGAGACTGTCTTGCTGTCACTCTTATGCGAATGGATCAAGCAGGATATGAGATCGTACTGCATGTTCATGATGAAGTTGGTATTGAGGGTGATGTGCATGCCGAGCTTGATCACATCTTGCAGTTGATGAGTGAGCCAATAGCATGGGCTCCTGGATTACCACTTAAAGGTGATGGATTTACGACTACTTTTTATATGAAAGATTAGATTGAGAAGGGGATTTTCTGATGAAGGCTCTAAAGGAACTAGCTTCATTAACGGGTATGGCCGAGGTGAAAAGACAGGTTGATCAGATTGTACAGTTTCAACTTGTTTCAAAATTGCGTGCTAACCAAGGTTTAAAAACGAAGCCGCACTCTATTCATATGGCGTTCACCGGTAACCCTGGAACAGGAAAGACTACAGCAGCTCGTTTAATAGGGCAGGCCTTTGCTGAAATGGGTTTTCTAAAAGGTGGGGATAGGGACGAATTGCCATTTGTAGAGGTGCACCAATCGGATATTGCAAGTAAGTATGCGGGTGAGGCAGAGAAAACAATGGTTGAGAAATTTAAACAAGCTCGTGGCGGAGTACTTTTCATAGATGAAGCTTACGCGTTTATTGACAGCGAAAGTAGCCATAAGCAAGGGAACAAAGTGATTACGGTTGTTGTACAGATGATGGAGGACATGCGAGATGAGGTAATGGTGATTGCGGCAGGTTATCCGAAAGAAATGGAGCAATTTATGGGGATGAACCCTGGTTTACGTTCGCGATTTGCGAATATTGTACATTTTCCAAATTACCGAATGCCTGAACTAATAAATATAGCTAAAGAATTTTGTACTCAAAGTGATTATGTAGCTAGTAAGAGTTTCCTAGAAGCGTTGTCAGTTGCGCTAATGGAGAGGTTGTCGCACAAGGATTTCGGCAATGCTCGAACAGTTAGGAGTCTTGTTGAGCAAGCCATTCAAAAACACGCTATGCGGATGAGTGAGATCCAAAACCCCGCTAGAGAAGATTTAACTAATCTACTTGCTACTGATGTCTCTCACATTGATTATCAACTTAACGAAAGAGACTACTTGTTAAAGTGCATTAGTGATTTTCAGCAAAGATTGCTAGAGGTTGAATTACGATCATTTATCGGCTAAGGAGGTTTTATTCATGTCTAATGCTTATCGTTCAAGAGCGTCAAGTCCTGATCCAGAGGTTGAAAAGTTAAGCGCTGGAAGTGGACCTGTGAAATCTAGTTTTATGAGTCCAGAGGAGTTAGAAGATTACAGAGCTCGAACCGGATATAAAGGACCCAAAGAAAATGTTGCTCCAAAGTCTTCAGGTATTGAGTTACAACCTAACCCGAAAAGCAAGGCCGCTGTAGATAAGGAAGAGGCTTTAAAGCAAGACTTTTTAAAGTACATTGCAGAGGGGCAATCCATTGCTGCAACGGAACGCTTAATGGGTTTGAAGTTAAATACTTTGCCGTATCGTGTGAAAAAGTGGGGGCTAACTGGAATTAACCATCAGAAGGCTAAGGAGTTATTAGGGACTGCGGAAGATCATGAGGTCCAGAATGCTAGCCTTGTAGATTATGAAAAGAAGCTAGCTGAGTGGGATTTGCTCGAGAAGGAATTAGAAAAATATAAAAGTGATAACAAGGAGCTTGAAGATCAAATTAATGTATATGGGGATGAGATTGCTCGTTGGGTAGTAGTGGATAATGAAAAGTCGGTATTGCTATCCGAAATGTCTGAAGATCGTGATAACTGGAGACAGACAGCAGAACAAGCTAAGCAGGCGATTCTTGAGCTTGAGGAGGAACGCTCTGTATTGGTGGAGACAATTGAAAAGGCAACCTTGTCTGAGTCTCTGTATTCTCCGCCCCATCACTTGTTACGAGAAGAGAACGACAATGTGAATCATCCAGCGCATTATACTGCCGGTGGAATCGAATGTATCGATGCGATTGACGCAGCCCTTACCGGGGTTAGTGGTGGTCATGCTTATGCAACAGGTGCAGCTATTAAATATTTATGGCGTTGGCAGCGTAAAAACGGAGTTGAAGATTTGCGTAAAGCGGTGTGGTATATCAATCGAATGATAGAAACATTGGGGTGTGATCATGATGCAGGATCCGTACTTTCAAGAAATTCCGTGGGAAATCATCGTTGACGATAAAGGCAAAGTGATCGGGGAAGTGTACTTATTGTATGCTTCTCCGTCTAAGTCAAGAAAAAGGGAGAGAAAGTCATGTGCAATCAACCTAAATGTAAATGCGGTAGGCAGCTGTGCCAGCTTTGTGAAAAGGAACGGGCTAAGTTTATAATGCGGAATCAAGTCAACGGCAACAAGCTAAATATTTGTGTGAGCTGCCACAAAGAGGTTTGGGGTAAATAGCTTTTGAGTTACGAATTAAGTATAAAGGGGCCAAGTGCCATGCAATTTGACAGACAATTAACCATATCAGCCGCAGGCAGCCGTCAAGCTACGCACTGGCCATCTCAATCTATTTGGTGGTCAGAGTTAGTGGAGCGACTGCGTACAGCGGCAAGAGGTACGGAGACGTTAGCGGATTACCTAGCAATGCCTAAAAGTCAGCAAGACGATCTAAAGGACGCAGGTGGCTTTGTTGCTGGCTTACTAACTGGAGGTCGTCGTAAGTCCGGTGCCGTAGCTGGGCGTGATGTCGTTACACTAGACCTTGATAATATCCCTGCAGGTGGTACGGCTGATGTGCTGCGTCGCCTCGAGGGCTTGGGCTGTGGGTATGCGGTTTATTCTACTCGTAAGCATCATGAAGCTATGCCGAGATTAAGAGTGTTATTTCCAACTGATCGCACGGCTACAGCTGACGAATACGAGCCACTAGCTCGTAAACTTTCACAGATTATCGGTATTGAATTATGTGACCCTACCACATTCCAAGCAACGAGATTAATGTACTGGCCGAGCTGCAGCATAGACAGTGAGTATGTGTATACCTTTGCCGATAGGGCATTCATAAGCGTGGATGGGATTCTTGCTCTCTACTCTGATTGGGGCAATATTACCGAATGGCCGCAAGTACCAGGAGTGAGTCAGACACATGTACGTATGGCTGCAAAGCAAGGGGATCCAACAACTAAGCCTGGTGTTGTGGGGGCATTTTGTCGTAACTATGATGTGCTTCAAGCGATCGTTTCTTTTCTACCTGGTGTATACGTGCCAACTGACGATGGGAGTGGCCGTTATACCTTTGTTGGCGGATCTACTTCTGGCGGTGCTGTTATTTATGATAACGATCAATTTTTGTATAGTCACCATGCTACGGATCCATGTGGTGGCAGACTAGTAAACAGTTTTGACCTTGTTCGATTGCACAAGTTTGGCGATCAGGACGATGCTGCTGTTCCTGGTACACCTGTTAATCGCTTACCGAGTTTCACTGCTATGTGCGCATTTGCGATGGAACAGGAAGCTGTAGCCACGCTAATGATGCAAGAGCGATATGAAAAAGCAGTTGATAGTTTTGGTGAGGTGGCAGCATCTGCCGAGGGTGCTCCTGCAGATATGTCTTGGATCAAAAAGCTAGAGATCAGCAGCACAGGAGCACCTACCAAGACTAGCAAAAACGTACGCTTGGTGCTTGAACATGATGCAGCTCTTAGTGGTCGTATTCTAATGGATACATTTGCAGATCAGCTCATGGGTGTTGCTCCTCTACCATGGCCGCCAAGGAACGCAGAAGAAGGAGCATTCCAGTGGCGTGACGACGATGATAGCGGTTTACGTGATTATCTGCAGGGTGTTCTAGGTTTTCGTACAGAGGGAATCATTCAGGATGCTTTAGTACTATGTGCACGTAAGAATCAAGTTAATCCCGTCACGAATTATCTTCATAGTTTGCAATGGGATGGTGTGCCTCGACTAGATCGATTATTTATCGATTACTTAGGCGCGGCGGACACAGCTTATGTTCGTGCGGTGACTCGTAAAGCGTTCACAGCTGCTGTCGCTAGAGCCATGCATCCAGGACTGAAATATGACACGATGCCTGTTTTGACTGGGGCGCAGGGGTTAGGTAAAACGACGTTACTTCAAAAACTGGGGCTGTCTTGGTTCAACAACTCAATTGAAAGTTTTGAAGGTAAAGAAGCAGCGGAGCTTCTACAGAATGCGTGGATAGTTGAAATAGGGGAAATGGGCGCTTATAGCCGATCAGATGTAAAGATCATTAAAGGTTTCCTGAGCAGAACAGAAGATCAGTATAGAGCTGCTTATGCTCGTAAGACCGAGAAGCATCCGAGGCGATGCGTGTTCTTTGGGACTTCAAACGATGATCAATATTTAAAGGATCCGACAGGTGGTCGTCGTTTCTGGCCAATCGATTGCGGATTGCAGGAGAGAACGAAATCTGTATTTAAAGAGTTGGATTCGGAGATTAATCAATTATGGGCGGAGGCTGTTATGCGCTGGCGAATGGGGGAGTCGTTAATCCTTCCAAACGAATTAGAACTAGTAGCGAAGCAACAACAGGAGCTTCATGCTGAGGCGGATCCATGGGAAGGTATTGTATTTGAATTTGTGGAGCGACAAGTTCCACCTGATTGGTTAAACCGAAATATTGCTGAACGAAAACTGTTTTGGAGTGGAGAGTTTGGCAGTTATCAAGGCGAGCTTGTGGAACGTGACCGAGTGTGCGCACAAGAGGTATGGCTGGAAGCCCTTGGAGGCGAATCGAAGGGGATGCGGCGTGCGGAGACAATGCGCATAAATGCCATCTTGGATAAGCTGCAAGGGTGGAATAAACGTAATAACGTATTCAGATTCGGTCCGCATGGATTGGTTAAAGGCGGCTACACTAGAGAGCTTTTGCTGTAAACTTTCTCTGTTAACTTTCTATCAAAAACGGGCTATCTGTTAACCTTGTAAAATTTGGAAGTGTAAACCTTGTTAACTTTGAAAAAAGAGAAAGTTAACAGCCAAAGTTAACGCTAAAACCCAATAACAGTAAGGTTTAGAGGGCTTCTGTATACCTTGTTAACTTTAAATACTATAGGTAGAAATAATAGAGAGAATAGAGAAAATATAATGCGCGCGTACCGCCTAACGCGCCTATATTTTCCATATATACGCGTAGGCATGTGAGAAAGTTGACAGGAGGGTTTCGGATGTTGGAAAGAGATATAGAGCAGTATCTAGTTAAGCAGGCGAAAGCTGCAGGAGGCAAGGCATATAAGTGGGTAAGTCCTGGCAATAATGGCGTGCCTGATAGAATTGTCACGCTTCCAGGAGGTAGGATTGCCTTTGCAGAACTAAAGGCACCTGGCAAGAAGCCTACAGCTTTGCAAGTGAACCAACAACGCTATCTGGCGAATCAGGGTTTTCCTGTTTTTGTGATCGATAGCAAGGAAGGTGTGGATCTGCTAATTACACGAATGCAGACAAATGGAGGTTTGCCAACATGGCCATTGCTTCTGTAAAAGAAAAAGCAAAGTTTGTACCGTGGGATTATCAGCGCTACTGTATCAATCGATTGTTGCAGGATGACGAACTTGGGCTGCTTCTCGATCTTGGTTTAGGGAAGACAGTAATTACGTTAACAGCAGTCAATGACCTGAAATACAATCGCTTTGCTATTCGGCGTTGTTTGGTGATTGCCCCAAAGAAGGTAGCAGAAGCAACTTGGAATAACGAGGCTGCTAAGTGGCAACACCTTCAACATCTTCGGATCATTCCTGTTTTGGGAAGCCAGACAAAGCGGATCCGAGCGCTGAATACACCAGGAGACATTTGGATTATTAACCGTGAAAACATTCCTTGGCTAGTAGAGCATTATCGCAATGCTTGGCCATTCGATATGGTTGTAGTGGATGAGCTTTCAAGCTTCAAGAACCATGCGGCCAAGCGATTCAAAGCTTTGACTTGGATTAGACCCCACGTGAAACGCATTGTAGGGCTAACTGGTACGCCAGCCCCTAATGGATTACTAGATCTATGGGCACAAATATTTCTGCTGGACCAAGGGCAACGACTTGAAAAGAATATAACCGGTTATCGGTCAAAATACTTCGAGAAGAACTATAACGGTTTTGGTTATACAGCAAAGCCAGGAGCCGATGAGGTGATTCAACAACGAATTGGGGATATTTGCATCAGCATGAAGGCAGAGGATTATCTCGAGCTTCCTGATTGCGTAACGAACATCATCCCTATTGTCCTAGATGAAAAAGCGCAAAAGCAGTATGACAAGCTAGAGAAGGATCTGCTTCTGCAGGTGGAAGGTACAGAGATTACGGCGACAAGTGCGGCAGTGTTAACAGGCAAGTTGCTACAGCTATGCAACGGGGCATTGTATGACGAAGAACGCAATGTCCATGAAATTCATGATAACAAGATCGAAGCCTTTACGGAGCTTGTGGAGCAGCTTAACGGTAAGCCGGCACTTGTGTTTTATAGCTACCAACATGACCTAACCCGAATATTAAAGGCACTTGATAAGTCGGGCTTACAGATCCGAGAACTGAAAACACCACAAGATCAGATCGATTGGAATACAGGACAAGTTGATATTTTGTTAGCCCATCCTGCTTCAGCTGCCTATGGACTTAACCTGCAGGATGGAGGCAATCACGTTGTATGGTTCGGGCTTAACTGGAGTTTAGAACTATACCAGCAAGCAAATGGCCGTCTACATCGACAAGGGCAAAAACAAAAGGTAATCTTACACCATTTGGTCGTTCAGGGCGGAGCAGATCAGGATGTTATGGCAGCCTTAGAAGGTAAAGCTGCTACGCAAGATAAATTGCTTGAAGCTTTGAAAGCACGTATCGATAAGGCAGGAGGGTGAACAGTGCATGAGCATCACACAAGAGCAAAAGCGATTCTTCCAGCGCATTAAGTCCATGTCTCACGAACAGTTTTGGGAAGCGATGAACGTTTTACACAACCGAGCTTATGCAGCTGCTGAACGTCAGTATGGCGAGGCGATGGACATCGAGCTACAACCCAAGCAGAAAGCTAGAGTGCTTGATCGGGTCGTCCATATCCGTGAACATTGGGACAGCATGCGAACGGTAACGACAAGCAATACAGTTGCAGAGGTATTTACACCGAGAGGAGGCAACAAGGATGATGGAACAAAAGGAGCTTAGCGGCATTACAGCATATCAGGACATATGTGCGGAGATTGAGATTCTAAAGCTGAGGGCTGAGGATCAGGAACGCAATCTGAAATATGCTAGACGAAAAATGAGTAATTCAGGTCTACCTTACGTTGATGGAAAGCCTATCGTAGTTCCGCTAGACAAAGCGCTGGAAGAGTATGACACAGCACTTGTACAGTTGCAGGAGACGTTGGCAGCCTTGAAAGAAAAGGAACAGATTCGTAAGCAGATCGAAGCGACGATCAAGCAGCTTAAAGGATTAGAGACGAAAGTGGAGTACTATCGGGATGCATTGGGGCTTCCGCTTAAGGTGATTGCTGATAGGCTGGGGTATAGTGAAATATATATTAAACGGATTAGTTCCAGAATTCCTAGAAAGAGAAAGAATCGTAAATAAAAAAGTATACTTTTTGTATACCCACACTATTGATTATGTGTGATATATTTATAGCATCGAAAAGAATTCATTCATAACCTTCTCATAGCCGCTTCCTTTGGAGGCGGTATTTTTATTGTAAAAGACAGCCATTTGCGGTGGCTGTCTTGGGAATTAACTTAAATTAAAATCTAGGAAGACTAAGCAAGTTGTCTCGAGTAGTACTGTTAGCTTTAGTGCGTATGTACGCAGGTCTGCCAGTTGGGTGTACAGATTCAACTAAAGCTTTAGAGCCGTAAGCAGAAGTATAGTAATATTCAAAACTGCTGTCGATGTACCTTACAACATCTGTAACTGTTTCTATAACCCCAGAAGACAACTTAACATGTGTGATATGTTCATTGGAGTATCCAGAATCAGACAGACGAATGTGTGTGATTTGATAGGACATGGCTTGTTCACCTCCCTTAATAAGACATATTACCTAATACGGTATATTTTGGTAAAGGTTTCGATATCTTAGTAACAAGGAGTTGAAAATTATGGGTATAGGCGATTGGGTGCATACGTGCCATAAAATGAATAAAATCACAGGTTTCGTCACGAACATATCTAGTGACTCAGTGACTATACATGTGACGATTCCATTGAACTACGGCATACTAACACTTCCTAGAGCAGATGTTTGGGAAGGTAGCGATACGATTTGGATGGATGATATTCCAACGCTAATTGATCTGTCACTGATGATTAGGGATGAGCAATGGTTTAAGCAATGGCTTCATGAACTAAGTTTGTGGCGGCCAGTTAATAGCGTATTGAGCAACTAAGCACCTTCAGGTGCTTTTTCTTTTGCCCAAAAACGAAAGGGGATGACTGCTTTGGACCAAGAAACCGCGCAAGCAGTAGTGGAATTTGTAAAAACTGTTTGGGATAACTTGAAAACCGCAGTACAAAAGATTGCCCGCAGCATGATAGATTGGATCAATCGTCATCCTAGAATCATGGCATTAACCTATCAGATGCATAAACATAAGCAACGTGGCGGGATTAGACATATGTTTAAGCGCCAGTCAACAGTTCATGTATTCCGTAGCCAATTATACATAAAGCCAGTAAGAGTGGTAGCACGAAGCCGCTGCTAGTTACAAAACAACTCGAATCGGAGGTGGTGAGGCGTCATGAAAAACTTGATATGTAAAACCTGCCCTAAGAGCGCAGATTGCGAGACGCCTTGCGCTGCCATCGAAATGCTTTACCAGATATATGACAAGCAAGATGAGAAAGATAAAGTAACTCGTATCCGTAATCTTAAAAAGCAATTAGGCATCCAGGATGCAGAGATCAGTAGATTTTTGAAGCGAATGGCTGAACAAATAATCAAGCGATTTCCTGAGTTTAGTATTATTCGTGAATTTAATATCAAGATCGGGTATGTGGTTAGTCAGGAGCGCAAGCGTGGCGAGAAGATCACGTATGCTGATTGTAGAAAGGTACAGGAAGTCTATAAGGCTTATCTGCCTTTCGATTTTATTATTACTTTTTATGAGCGGAATACCGGATTACTCAACGAAAATCAGCAGAAGATACTCATGCTTCATGAGCTTCGACACATAACATTGGGCGAAAAGGGGCTTAAAATAAGACCCCATGATATAGAGGATTTCAAAGACATTTTGGAGACATATGGGCTCGATTGGAATGAGCCTGGCAAGGAGTTGCCAGATATTTTAGGAGGTGAGTAGAGTGAAACAAACTGCAACAGATTTGGGAAATGAGCAAAACTTCACGAGATCAGAGCAGGCACTGCTTGAAGCTCTACTGAATCCTGAAAATCGGATCAAGAGTGTTACAGACATTTGTAAGATTGCTAAAGTAGACCGTACAACGTATTATCGGGCGTTTGCAAAGCCTGAGTTTGTCGTGCTCTACAATAAACGATCAGTCGATCTGGTGAAGCAGTCGGTTGCTTCTGTGCTTAATACATTTGTTCGGGAGGCACAACGGGGCAGTTTTCAGCACGGTAAGGTAGTGCTGGAGATGGCTGGCATCTACACTGAAAAATCAGATGTGAAGTTATCGGGCGCAGTTCAAGTTGATAACCCGCTTCAAGGCCTAACAACAGAGGAGCTAAGGCAGTTGATAAAAGATGATTGACCGAGAGACAATCAAGCACTATGCCAAAATCGAGCTAGCGAAACGTGAGTTCTTTGGCTTCTGCCATGCCATGGCTGCTGATTTCTACAAGGATGATCGTCAATACTTAATAGATCTGTGCACAGACATGCAGGACTTCTACCAATCTGACGATGATATCTTGATAGTGAATGAGCCACCACGTCATGGCAAGAGCCGAACCGCTTCTATGTTTGCCCAATGGGTATTCGGTCAAGATCAAAAGGCTAAGATTATGACCGGATCTTATAACGAGACACTCTCCACGACATTCAGTAAAGCAGTTCGTAACGGTATTAGTACGGTTAAAGCAGATCCAAAGGTCATAGTATACAGCGACATTTTCCCTCACGTTAAGATCCAACGAGGCGATGGCGCTATGAATCTATGGAGCTTGGAAGGCGGATATAACAACTACCTGGCTACTTCTCCGACCGGTACAGCGACGGGTTTTGGTGCATCATTGCTGATTATTGATGACCTTATCAAGAATGCAGAGGAAGCCAATAACGAAGCTACGCTTGAAAAGCATTGGGACTGGTTTACTAATACGATGCTAAGCCGCTTAGAAGAAGGCGGTAAGATCATTATTATTATGACTCGTTGGGCATCGGGTGACTTGGCTGGACGAGCATTGGAACACTTCGCAGAAGAGAAGAAGAAAGTTCGCCACTTGTCCATGAAGGCCCTCCAGGATGATGGCACGATGCTTTGTGAGGAAGTACTATCCCGTGAGAGCTACGATATGAAGGTTCGAGCAATGGGTGAAGACATTGCCAGTGCGAACTATCAGCAGATCCCGATAGACATCAAGGGTAAACTATACAGCAGTTTCAAGACCTATACGGAGTTGCCGAAAGACTTCATGGGTATCTACTCTTACTGCGACACTGCTGATCAAGGCAGTGACTACTTATGCAACATCATCTGGGGTGTATTTCAAAAAGAAGCCTACGTTCTTGATGTTATATATACCAAGCAACCCATGGAGGTCACGGAGCCCGCAGTCGCGAAGGCTCTTTTTTCGTTTGAGGTAAATAAGGAGCGTATTGAGTCCAATAGCGGCGGTCGAGCATTTGCACGGAATGTGAAACGGATCTTGGAATCAGACTTAAAGAGTAACCGGACAGATGTGACCTGGTTCCACCAAAGCAAAAACAAAGTAGCACGCATTAATTCAAATGCGACGTGGGTCATGCAGCACATCTATTATCCAGTCAACTGGAGAGATAGATGGCCAGATTACTATAAAGCTATGACAAGCTATCAGCGTGAAGGTAAGAATACTCATGATGATGCTCCTGATGCTACAACAGGAGTTGCTGAGACAATGTACATGCTAGGAGGTTGAGAAAGTGGGGTGGTTTAAGAACATGATTATGAAGATGCTAAAGATTCAACCAGCCATCGAGCGAACACAGATTATCATAACGGAGCCGCTTAGCTATCGCACCAATGTGCTTCGTAATCGGCTGTGGTATCGTGGTGATCCGTCTGAGCTAGAACAATTCGCTATACAGACAGCTACTGATGCAGTGAGTAAAGCACGCTTCTGGGCTGCCAGTGCATCTGAGGGGTTGCGGATCCGTAAGATTCACGGTGGATTACCTGCCATGATTGCCGATAAGCTCAGTGACATTGTAGTAGCTGATTTTGATGGACTGGAGCTTAAAGCCGGCGAGGACGAGTGGAAAGAGATTGCCCAGGATAACGGCTTTGACAAGTTACTGGGCGAGTCAATCACAGAAACACTTGTTGCTGGTGATGGGGCATTCAAGATAACAGTAGATCCTGATGTGAGTTTATATCCAATTATTGAGTTCTATAGTGGTGACCAGGTAGACTATAAGCTACAACGAGGAAGGCTTCAGGAAGTGTTGTTTTATACAGATTACAGGCATAGTGACAAAGACTATCGACTTGAAGAAACGTTTGGTAGAGGTTACGTTAGAGCTAAATTGTTCAATGACCAGGGCAAAGAAATACCGCTAACAATGGTTCCTGAAACAGCTCAACTGCAACCGGAAATAACTTATGTTGGTGATTGGATCATGGCGGTACCGATGCAATTCTTTAAATCTTCCAAGTGGCCAAGCCGAGGGAAATCTATTTTTGATACGAAGAATGATGAATTCGATGCGCTGGATGAAATTGATAGCCAATGGGTAGATGCAATTCGAAGTGGTAGAGTTCAAAAGTACATTCCAGATGACTTAGTGCCAAAGAATCCGAATACAGGGGAGTTCCAGCGGCCAAATCCGTTTGACAACCAGTTCGTACGTATTGGCTCTAAGCTATCTGAGGATGCAGACGATAAGATACAAGTGGTGCAACCGGCTATCATGTATCAGGCATTTGTAGAGAGTTACGCTTCTGCTTTAGATAGATGCTTACAAGGCATAATCAGCCCGTCTACATTGGGAATTGATCTCAAGAAGCGTGATAACGCAGAAGCACAGCGTGAGAAGGAGAAGACCACGCTTTATACACGTGGCAAGCTAATTGAGACGCTGAACGCGGTATTGCCTCAGATCGTTGATACAGCACTAAAGGTAAATGACACGATGAATAATCGTGCTGCAGGTGACTATGAAGCAACTGCCCTATTTGGAGAGTATGCGTCACCGTCATTCGACGAGATTATTGAATCGGTCGGCAAAGCTAAGTCATTTGGTATTATGTCCCTAGTAACTTCTGTAGATCAACTCTATGGAGACTCATGGACAGATGAACAGAAAGCTGAGGAAGTGCAGCGCTTGAAAGAAGAACAAGGTCTTGTCGATGAAGAAGACGAGGAAATAGACGACCCTCCAGATGATGAGCTGGACGGTGAAGAATAATGGCTAAGCGAGATCCTTATGATATCCGTAAGATATTTGAGGACATGACGCTCGGCCTTATTTTATCTTTAAAGCGGAATATGAGTCGTCATAAAGAATATGAGACAGAGGAAGGTTTTCGCTGGGAGCAATGGCAGTCAGCAAAGTTGCGAAGCATCCAGGAGTACCGAAAAGCTAATAAGCTGCTTATCAGTAAAGCCAACAAAGAGGCTGATAAACTCGTTGATACTGTTGTTAAAGATAGCTATTTCGATGGTGCTCAAAGGTCATTATCACGATGGGACAAGTTCCTTAACTTAATATTAAAGCCATTTGGATTACAACGCCTGCCAGTAGATAGTGAGTTAGCCATACCTCAAGATATCAAACCCTTGATTAAGCCGGATCCTGTTATATGGGATAATTTAGAGCCTCCAAAGTTAGAAGAGGATTTCTTCAAATTGAATGAGAAGAAGATTACAGCGTTGCAAGATGCTGCTAAGAAGGATATGCATAAAGCCAATCAACACACTATGCGTAAGATGGATGATATTTATCGCCAGGTTATCTACCGGGCTGAAGTGAACATGGCTGCAGGAGCTAAGACGCTTAATCAAGCGATTGATATGGCGACAAAAGATTTCTTGGAACGTGGCATTGATACTATCGTATATGCAGATGGTAAGCGGATGAACATTGCTTCGTATGCTGAAATTGCTTTGCGAACGGTTAGCCAACGAGCTACATTTGCTGGAGAAGGTACTAAGCGCGATGAGTGGGGCGTTTATACGGTAGTCATGAGTGCACACGATAACTGCTCTCCTTGGTGTTTGCCATATCAAGGTACGGTTATGATTGATGATGTGTACACATCTATTAGTCTTGAGGATGCTCAGCAACTAGCTAGGAACACAGGATATACTAGATTATCCGTAGCAATGGCTGAAGGGGCATTTCACCCAGCTTGTCGTCATACGTTAGCTACGTTCTTTCCTGGTATTTCTCAGCTTCCTGTTGTGCCAGACCAGAAGAAGGCAAGGAAGAACTACGAGGCTGAACAGAAGCAACGTTATATGGAACGTACTATTCGTAAATACAAACGATTAGAAGCAGGCTCCTTGGATGATGCGAACCAGATTAAATACGGATTAAAAGTGAAACAGTGGCAGGGTCGTCTTAAACAACATTTAGCTGAACATGATGAATTGAAGCGTGATAAGCAAAGAGAGGATAGTACTCTTCCTCTGGAGCAAGGTGGAGATAACGGGCTAAGTAACAAGTACCTAACTATCCCAGAAGAGACAACCGCACATGCTTCTCTGGGGGATTTCACCAATCCAAAGAATCCTAAGAAACAAGCAGTTGGAAACTTCAAGAGTGGTGGACATGGACAAGAGAACATTAACTTTCTTAAACAACATGCCATTGAATATAATATTGTGCATGAGTATCCCAATGGCGTGAGAATTGGGAATGTGCCTGAACATAAAGACAAGATAAAGAAAACAGGTACAAAGCAATCTTGGTTCCCAAAAAACTGGTCTTCTGAAGAAATAGCTAAAGCTGGCCGTAGTGTTGCTAACAATAAAGATTTGAGCAAATATGAATTGAAACCTAATATTGTTAATGATCAGGTCATTTCAATTTTTAAGTATTCAGAATATAAAGGCGTTACGGTTGGAATATGTTATGATGTGAATAAGAGGAAGATAACGACTATTTTCCCTGATGAAACCCAACGATTAACAGGAGGTGAGTGACCATGACTGATAAGGAAAAGATAACTTATAACTTGCAAGTAATAGAATCTATGACTCAGAACGGGGCGTCACCACCACTAGATGAGTACTGGGACGAAATAGTAGATTTGCTTGGCCAAGATATTAATAAGACAAGAGAACTCATGTTGAATTTGAGTTCAAATGAAATATGGCTAATGGGCGGTTATTTTGAAGATATCGCATATAAACTACAAGATCAAACTTTTATTGAGTTGTTGAATGAGCTTCAAGAGAAGTATTTTGAACTAGATATGAAACAAGATATCCAATGGGCTATTGATGCCCTGGATTAATGAGCACTCACGCATTGGCGAGGGTGCTTTTTTCATGGGCTCCAGTTGAGACTGCTGGGGCCTTTTGCTCGTTGGTCGGAGCATATCGACCTACTCCCTTAGCTGGAGAGCAGCTATAAAAATCATTGGAGGTTGATAGGAATGGATTGGTTAAAAGAACTATTAAAGAAACTTGGCGTTGCAGATACAGAGGTTGATAAAATCGATGCCGAAGTACGCAAGGAAATGCCTAAGCATTTTATGCCAAAGGATAAGTACAATGAAGCAGTAGAAGCCAAGAAAAAGGCAGAGAAGGATGTTACTGACCGTGATGCCCAAATTACAGAGCTTGGTAAAACGGCAGGTTTATCTGAGGAATTAAAGCAACAGATTGCAACGCTACAAGCTGCTAATACAGAAGCTGCTAGTAAGCATGCTAATGAATTGAAAGAGCTGCAGTTGTCGAATGCGATTAAGTCGGCATTGACTGGCAAGGTCCATGATGAGGGTTTAGCAGCTGGTTTGATTGATAAAGCAAAGTTAGTTTTGGATGGAGATAAGATTGTTGGTCTTGACGATCAAATTAAAGGTTTGCAAGAAAGTAAAGCATTTCTTTTTAAAGAAGATACTCAACAGAAGCCTCCTGGCTTTCATGTAGGTGGTAATGGAAGTGGGACAGGTGGTCAAGCAACAAATGATCAACTAGCAAATATTTTCGGTATTACACAACAAAAATAGGAGTGATAATAAATGCCTTACAATTATGTAGATAGTTTTCAAACAGTACTTCAACAGAAGTATGCACAGGAGCTGACTTCTGCTGCTCTTACAACGGATAAAGTGCAATGGATGGGTGCAAAGACAATTAAGTTGCCTCGTATGGATGTTGCTGGTTATAAGGACCATAGCCGAGCTGGTGGATGGAACCGTCAAGCCATCAGCAATGATTTTGAGACAAAAGTGCTACAGCATGACCGTGACGTTGAGTTTTACGTGGACACAATGGATGTAGATGAAACAAATCAAATTTTATCTGCAGCAAATGTAACGAATGTTTTTGAAGCAGAGCAGGCTATTCCGGAATTAGATAAGTACCGCTATTCCAAACTGTATGCTGAACATGCTGCATATGGCGGTGTGCCTGATACAACAGTACCCACAATCGCCAATGTGCTTCAAATCTATGATCAGCTAATGGAGGATATGGATGAAGCAGGTGTGCCACAAAGTGGACGTATCTTATATGCTACACCGCCTATGCATACCTTGTTAAAGCAAGCTGAGGATATTCGTCGATACTCATCTGTACAAGCCAATAACGGCAGTATTGACCGTGTAGTACGAAGTCTTGATGATGTAGCCATAGTCAAAGTACCAAGCGACCGCATGAAAACGGTGTATGATTTCTCTGACGGTGCGGTGACTGGAGTAGGTGCTAAGCAAATCAATATGATTTTGGTTCATCCTTCTGCTGTTCTAGCTCCTGTAAAACATACCGCTATTTATTTATGGGAACCAGGAACACATACAGGCGGGGATGGTTGGTTATATCAGAACCGTAGATACACAGATCTATTTGTCATTGAACGTAAAGTAGATGCGATTAAAATTAACGTACAAGGTTAAGGAGGGTAAACGATGCTATATGCAGTAAAAGGAAATAAACAATTGAAGATTGATGATAAGGATACACGAGCATATCTTAATCAGGGTTATGATATTGCCCAAGAAGAAAATGGACGGTTGGTGACGATTGAAGTATCGCCTTCTAAAACAGTAACGTATGCAGAGCACAAGAAAGCATTGGATCGTATTGCAGAGTTGGAAGCAACCAATGTGAATGAAGAGCTACAGGCTGCACAAGATGAGATTAAGGATTTAAAGGGAAAACTAGCTGAAGTCAACAAGAAGTTGAAAGAAACAGGTAAGGAATAGGCGGTGACCATATGCCTTATGCAACTGCAGAAGATTATGGACGTTTTGGTAATGGTAGCATTCCATCAGATAAGTTCGACCAAGCACTTGACCAGGCTTCAGATGAAATCGATATACTAACCTTCAGCCGCATCATTGGCAGAGGCTTCAGCAACCTGACGCAGTTTCAACAGCAACGGGTTATTAAGGCTGTCTGCCAACATGCGGACTTTATGTTTCAGTATGGTGATTTCCTCAATGTTCCATTTAGCAGTTATGGAGCTGGTAGCATTAGCATGAGTTTCGGAAAGGATCAAGGCGGCGGTACAAGTATTCAAACCTCAAACGCTGTTTTGAATCTCTTAAAAGCCACAGGGTTGATGGACAGGAGGTTGTGCTAATGCGTTTCCCATTTCCACGTTGGAATCAGGTAACTCCTGTCCAGGTGTTTCAAACTGAAATGTCAGAAGATGGCGAACCTATTGAAGAACTACTGTACGACAAGAAATGCTTCTATGATGAGAAGAGCCGCCAAGTGATGACTGCTGAGCGGCAATTAGTGCTACTTAGCGGTCTAATTGTGATTGAAGGTGATATTGCTCCTGGTAAGACGATTGAAGGTTATGTGGTTATTAATGGTGAGCGTAAGAATATCTACAGAGCAAAGCGACCACGCAATCCGGACGGTTCAGTATTCAGTACGGAGCTCGATTTGTCATGAAGGTAACAGCAAAGGTAATCCTCAATCAGAAAGCCCTAGCTAACTTGGAGCAGATCCAGCAGCAGGCAATTGAAATGACAGCCGAAGCTGTCCGGACGGATATTGTCACATCTGCGGTCACGCCAAAGCAAACAGGTGAGCTCGAGCGCAGTGGGCACGTTGTAGTTGTAGTAGGTAAACGAAAAGCTAGTATCGTATACGACACGCCCTATGCACGTAGGCTCTATTGGCATCCCGAGTATAACTTCAGGCAGGATAAGAATGCGAATGCTGGTGGTAAATGGTTGGAACCTTATCACGCTGGCGATAAGAAGATTTGGGTTAGTAAGACATTTGCTACCTTTTTGAAGCAGCTTAGCAAGGGGCTGATCAAATGACGCTAGGAGAGTTTCGCGATTGGCTAAAGACACAGGTCAGTAGCCCACAATGGTATAGCGGAAAGATCGATGGTAAGAAAGAGCAATGTATCGGTTTGTACAACACAACAGGAGCGCCAACAAGGTTAGCTGTAGGTGGTGTGAGTCAAACGGGCTATGTTGTTAAAGCAGTATCTATCTTAGTACATTGGGGACGCAATGCTGATGCGGCAGAACGCAAGGCGCAGGAGGTTTATGATGCGCTATTTGGCGTTTCCAATGTAATGGTAGGTGGTAAGCGAGTGGTCATGTTTAGACTACCGCAACCCCAACCTATTAACGTTGGCACAGATTCAGAGGGCATATATGAATATGTCATAGAAGTTCACATTTATCATGAAAGGTAGGCGATACCATGCTTAAGTTAGATTTACAAACCTTTGCAACAGTAACAAGCGGAGTATTTCCAGTGTTCGATATAGGTTTTAAAATTGGCACAAAAGGTCGTGCAAGCACAGCTCCAGGAGATATGGCCATTATTGCAGAGATGGAAACCTTCTCGATTGCCATCGACACAAACGTTGAAGAATGGACTCCTATGGAAACAGAGGGTTGGGTTCGTAGATTGGCAACAGGTAAAGGTTTCAGTATCTCGCTTAATGGCAAACGTCATGTAGGGGATCCTGGTAACGACTACGTTGCAAATACAGCGTGGAAGAGTGGTCTAGATTGCTCTAGTAAGTTTGAAATTGAATTTCCAGACGATAGCAAGTTGACATTTGACTGCATTGTCAGTGTATCAGCTCCTAACGGTGGAGACAGCACAGCGGTATCAGCGCTAGAGGTAGAGATCATGAGTGACGGTAAACCAACGTATACACCAGCACCAGTAACACCTTAACAGGGGCGGCCATAGCAGTCGCCTACTTTATTTTATGGAGTGATTAGATTGGCTAAAAAAATTGATATATCAGGACGTCTTACCAATGAGCGACCAATATTAAAGCTTGGCGAAGGTTTGGAGTTCGAGGTTGATAATCGTAAAAATACAGTATTTGAAATGAATGCTCTAGTTGAGTCAAGCGAGAGCGCAGAAAAAGATATGTTTGATCAAGTTTTCAATTTATTACTTGGCAAAGAAGCGACTAAGAAAATCAATGATTTGGATTTGTCCTTCGAGAACTATCAATATGTATTTATGGCTGCAATCGCCACTGCAACGGGTGAAGAGGTTGAAACAGTAGAGAAGCGATTTCAAGCAGCGAAAGCAACAATCTGAACAATGGTATGACCTATATGAAGATTGGGGTTTAATCGAAACCTCAATTGCTGCCCAATATGGCATTAGACTTCGAGCAGAGCCTGATATGACTTGGGATGAGTTTACCACCTTGCTAACCGGAATATTGCCGGAAACACCACTTGGTTATATCGTGGGGATCCGTAGCGAGAATGATCGTGAGAAGCTAAAGTCATTTACTCCTGAGCAAAAGGGCATTCGCAATGCTTGGCGCACTCGTAATGTAGTAACAGATATGAGTCCAGTAGAAGCAGCTAATACAGTACAGGAGATACAAAACATATTTAAACAAATGTTTGGAGGTGGGGAAATTGGCGGATGATTCAGAGGTTGGCAAGGTTAGTCTTGGACTGGAGCTAGGAGACAGTAGCCCCATCGAAAAACAAATAGCTTCGGTGGGTAATAAGTCAGGTAATATATTTGCAAAGACGATGCAGGGCGCGATGAGAAGTGTGATGAAGGGCTTTAAATCATCAGTAAAACCCGTGACCGTGGAAGCACCTAAGGTTGATAATAGTCAGTTAAAAGCAGATATCGAATACTATGAAAGCTTATCGGCAGGACTAAACCATAAGATTGATTTACAGCAACAAAAGCTTGAAGGGCTTAAAGAGTCTCTTAAATCTACCTTTAATGACGATCGTAAAAGTAAGCTAGAACAACAGATTTCTAATGCGGATGTACAAATCTTACGAATGGGCAGGCAAGCAGATACAGCGTACGATAAGATGTTAAAGCTTAAATCACAGTTAGCGGATACAGGACAGACAGCTAATCAAGCAGCTCCCAAAATGGATAAAGTTACAACGTCCTTAACCAACATCAGCAAGCCGTTAAAGTCTGCTAAAGGGAATTTTAACGCAGCTGCTAGGGCTGCTACCAGGACGAGTAAGTCATTCGCGATTGCAGGCAAGTCCTCAAATAAAATGGGTAATCAGTTTACCCAAGCATTCAGCCGTATTGCTAAACAAGTGTTAGTTTTTGGGGTCATATATAAGGCAATTCGCGGTGTTCAAACTTATATGAACAGTAGCATGAAAACAAACCACGAGTATGCTGCTAGTCTCAATGCGATTAAAACCAATCTAGCAACAGCTTTTCAACCTGTATTCAGTGCCGTCATGCCTGCCATTAATAGTTTTATGTCCTGGCTTGCTAAAGCGACAGCATATATTGCTGCGTTTATGGCAAGCCTTTTTGGTACTTCATATAAGCAAAGCTTTGCAGCTGCTAAAGGATTACAGCAAGCTCGTAAAGAAATGGACGGTTTAGGTAAGAGTGCTAAAAAGGCTAAGAAAGAAGCTATGGGCTTATCAGCTCTCGATGACTTTAACTTGATCAAAACCCAGGAGGATAAAGATAAAGGCGGTGGGGCTAAGCCAGGCGATTGGAATATGGAGATGCCTGATCTTGATATCGACGCTATTCAATCTAAAACAGATGGTTTAGTAGCTAACATGAAGTCAGCTTTCAACAGTGTATGGGACGTTGTTAAGTTAGGGTGGAAGAGCACAGTCGATACATTTGGTCCTACGTTCGCAACGGCTTGGATGATGATTAAACCTGAGTTGGATAAATGGAAAACAAGTTTCCAACAAGTATTCAGTGACATCTTATCTCTGGGTGAGCCGTTAAAGAGTTGGTGGGATGAACATGTTATACCATTGTGGCAAAATAGCATGCTGACTGTCACCCATATATTAGCGGGATTATCTGATAGCGTCCGGATGATATTTGACAGCATTTGGAGTGCTGTATTTCCAATTCTCCAGTTGTTCGTTACGGATGGCCTACCACGCATTACTGAGTTTGTGAATGGTGTTTGGGGTCTTCTCAAATCCTTATTTGACGTAGTGAAGAAAATCTTTGATGACATCTGGAAGGGTGTTGTTGATCCCGTTATAAAACTTATTGCTAAGATCATCAGGGACGCACTAGATATCATTTTTGGCTGGTGGAATGATTGGGGCGTAAAGATTGTTGAGGGTATTAAGCTAGCCCTGGATAAAGTGAAAGAGCTATGGGATAACCTGTTCAGTAAGTTTTTAAAACCAATTATAGATAGCGCATTAAAAATGTTATCCGGATTATGGGATAAACATTTAAAAGGCTTGGTAAAAGAAATCTTGAACTTTATCAGTATTCTCGTTAAGGCTGCACTAGATATATTTAATAAATTTGTAATGCCTATAGTGAATTGGTTAGTGAAAACATTAGGACCGATTTTTGCAGAAGTCTTTGACGGAATTATGAGAGTAATTGGCTCTGTACTAGGCGGTATTATTGATGCCGTGAAAGGGATCATTAAAGCTTTGGGCGGTATTATCGATTTTATAGCAGGTGTGTTTACGGGTGACTGGAAACGAGCCTGGAATGGAATAAAGACCTTCTTTCAAGGCATTGGTGATGCCATTATTGGTATTTTTAAAGGTGCTGTGAATGCCGTTATTGATGCTATTAACTGGATGCTTCGGCAACTCAATAAAGTCAATATTGATTTTCCTGATTGGATGCCCGTTGTCGGAGGGAAAAACTTAGGCTTTAAAATTCCCGAAATCCCTAAATTAGCGAACGGTGGTCTTGTCTCAGCTCCTACACTTGCTATGGTAGGAGACAATCGTAACGCAAGTATCGATCCAGAGGTGGTTACACCACTATCCAAGCTACAGGATATGTTGGCAGGCAATAATGCTATGTCTGACACTTTGCTTATGTCTATGCTTGAGGTTTTGAAAGAGATCGCGAAGAAAAATCCATCCCTTATCATAGGAGAAACAGAACTAGGACGAGTAGCTACCAAGTCTTCCAATCGATTAAATCGTATAAATGGTAGAACAGCGCTGGAAGTATAGGAGGGATCACAATGGTACCCATAAAGTTTAATGGGGTGGATGCAGCAGCAAGCCCTTCTACCTTTCAGGTCATGCCGTTTGACTTGGATGCGGAAGAAGGCACTGGACGAACTGCAGATGCTACTGGATATCGATCAAGGCTTGCAACGAAACGTCAAATAGAAATGAGTTGGGGGCTGTTGCCCTGGACTACAATGTCAAAGTTATTAAAGCAAATGAGAGATTCCTATTTCCAGTGTACTTATCCTGATCCCATGTCAGGCAAATACGAAACTAAAACGTTCAGTGTTGGAAATCGTCCTACACCATTTGCTGTATCCCAAGGTCATGAAATTTATTGGTCTGGATTAAAAGTTACTTTAACAGAGAGGTGATGAAATGTATCCAATCTCTGATATGTTCAAAGCATTTATTGAGAGGCGAGATAGTGAGTTTCTAGTGAAAGCAGAAGTTGAAACTGAAGAATATGGCATGCGAGAAATTGTTGACTTTTCCATAGAGTCTAATCTGCTTACTAGTGATGAATTTGAGATCGGTACTGTTATTCTTTCACAGCTCATTATCAAGATGAGGTTAAGAGGAGAAGTGCCAGCTAACGCTAGAATCAAACCCTACATCTCCTTTGATACGATGGCTTTGACGTGGTTAGAAGCTCAATTTGGATGGAATGATGCCAACATACCATGGGCGGGCGGAGCTACGGAGTGGATGCCTATGGGTGAGTACTATGTGGATAGTCGAACAAGGGATAACGATATTTGGCGTTTTGAATGTTTGGATAAATTAATTTGGTCTGAACAGCAGTATAAGTCAGAACTAACCTATCCTGCAACGATGCAGGCGATGTGGGATGAAGTCTGTACGAAGCTTGGCTATACCTACGATAGTACAGTTCATATTAACCCTTCTTATAAGGTGGATAGTAAACCTATAGGCTTTACGATGCGTAAGATTATGGGCTTTATAGCAGGTGCGAATGGTGCCAGTGTAAGGGCTGGGAAGAATGGACAGATACAGTTTAAGCGATATGCTGCACATAATCCAACAGACATTGAAATCACCACATCTGACTATATTCATGCGAAGCAAACTAACGCCTTAAAAAGCTATAGTAGATTCGTTGTACAGTATGATGATGAGCAGGATCTGAGTTATGAAGCAGGTACAGGTAACGAGGATAACACGCTGTACTATGCCAATCCATTCATGACTCAGCAGATGGTTAATGACCTGCACGCTAAGCTGAACGGTTTTAGCTATCAGCCTGTTAAGATGGATGCAAGAGGATTTCCACATTTAGATGTAGGCGATGAAATGGCTTATGAGGCATATGAAGGATCGACATGGGATGCAACGGTAACACCATGGGAGAATACGAATTTACCTTGGAATGGTCTAGTGAAGTATCGTACAGTGATCTTCTTCATGAAGTTACGATATGTTGGCGGTTTTGGTATGGCTCTTGACGCACCAAGTAAATCCGAACAGCAAAGTGAATTTGTTGTGCCTGGACCATTAACTCAAAAGGTTGATAAGATCAATAAGGAAGCTGTTAAACTGGAACGTAGTTATTATGGCTTTAAAACAAGTCGTGAAAATGGCATGGAGATTGAGCGAGAAGACGGCTTAAGTTATCTTTTGCTAAACTCTGATATTATGGATTGGCAAGTACAGGGTGAGAGTGTGCTGTACTTTGATGCTCAAGCAAAAGAGTTGCGCTTTGGTGGTACCTTGTATGGTGCAGATGGGGTGTTTAGTGGAACTTTAGAAGCAGGAATAGTAATAGGAAGTATGATTTATGGAAGTTATATCCAAGGCGGAGAGATTATTGGTGCCCGTATTGCAACATCAAATAGCTTTCCATTCATAGAGTTTAATGCTTCTACTGATCTATTAACTGCTGCTTATTCTGCTAATCGTAAAATTTTAATTGATCCAGCTTATTATAGTAGTGACATACGACCACATCTACGGTGGATAAATGATAATTACAGTGCTAGTATGGCGCTTTTTGGTCAATCGCTATATTTAGATGCTAACGAAATTGATTTTGACGCTGACGTTTACTTTAATCGCAAAATGTTCGCACCTAATGTATATGATACTAAGTTTGGGAACCGTACTTTAGCAGATATTCTTGATGATTTTGTTTACCAATGGGATTTTGACACTGAAATTGTGTCGATAAAACGTAGATTGTCAGCATTAGAGAATGCATAAGTGTAACCTACCAATATTTTGTGCATAATGGTATATTATAGACAAAATAAAAGGAGGCATATCTTATGCGTAAATATATTATAGGTTTTGTAGCTGGCATATTAATAGCGACGGTGAGTAGTGTAGGTGCGAATACTTTATCCCTAGTCGGTAAGAAAATCCAATCTGAGGCTAGTGTAACTTTAGATGGTAAAGAAATTGATACAGCAATTATAGTAGACGGTAAATCCTATGCTCCTATACGAAGTGTTGCAGAAGCAACTGGTCTAAAGGCTGGCTACTCAAAAGGGGTAGTGAAATTGGAGACTCAAACGGTTGAAAAGCCAAAAACTGAAAAGTATTGGGTAAGTGAGATAGAAATCTTGGATAAATATCTAACTTCTACACAAAGGCTAGTTGATAGCTCGAAAAGTAAAATACAAACTGCTTCGGAAATGGAAGAAAAGGCGAAAAATGATAGATTGAGTTTGCCAGATGATGCTTCAGATGAGTGGAAACAAAGATATATTGATCGTGAGACAAATGCAAAGGAATCGAGATTGGAGGCTGAATCCGAATTTGCCGAACGTCAAGCAAGAGTAACCGAAATCGAAGCTGATCTAGCCCATGCAAAAGCTGAACTAGCTAAGTTACAAAAATAAATATCCAGAACTAGAGTCCGCTAAATAGCGGGCTTTTTATTTTGCTGAGAGGGTGATCATCTTGTACTACCCAACAAATGAAATAGAGTCATTAAGGAGTCCTGTTGTCTGCTGTGGTAGATGCAAGACTCCTGTTTTCGTTTTACCGTCTGGTACTAAGGCAAGTGATGAAATCAAAAAAACGATATTGCTTTCTACGGCTATCGCTCCTCAGCCTAAGCCTAAAGAATCTGATAAAGCTAGATGCGCTACGTGCGGGGCTATGTGGTTCTTTACCAACAAACCATTCCTATTGATAGAAGGTGATCACATTGGCAAAAATTGAAAAAGTATTAAAAGCCGAGCTCAACCCTCATACTCCAATACCTGAGATTATGCAGATTATCGGTTCCATGCTGCAACATAATCCAGGAGCTGAGTTAGCTATTTTAAAGGGAGTTTCTGAGGCGATTGGAGTTATGTTAGCTCGAGCTGAGCAACAGCAGAAAGGAGCTGAATCAGATGGTGGATAGATACCCACAGTTAACGGGCACTAATCGGATTAGTGAAGAGTACGATCTGATTAATGAGGGGTTTGAACTGACTGAGCAGGAAATGGATGCTAATAAGAAAAGCATAGAGCTTCATGTTACCTCTACTAAAGCCCATAGTGCACAAGATATTGTTTACTCCGGAGAAGTCACTGGGGCGAGTAATGTTAAGGCTGCCATAGACTCACATGTTACGTCTGCAAAAGCTCATGATGCTTCTGCTATTACCTACAGTGGTGAGATATTAGCTGACAACGTTAAGGATGCAATAGATACACATGTCAGATCACAGGCAGCTCATAATGCACAAGATATCGTTTACTCCGGCGAAGTCGCTGGGGTTAGTAATGTTAAGGGCGCCATAGATTCCCATGTTACATCTGCAAAAGCTCATGACGCTGAAAATGTAACCTATAGTGGTTCAGTAAGTGGAGCATCTACAGTTAAGCAAGCAATAGATAAACTAGATTTGCGCATCGATAATATTATTGCAAGCTCAGGCGATGATAACACCGAAGTAGTAGATGCGAGGTATGACACGGCTTCATCCACCTCTTATCCTACATTGGGCGCAAGACTTAATGCATTATCTGAGTATCTCAATTTTATGCCAATCAATGGTGGGGATTTTGATGGCAATGATCCTCTTGGACCTGTTATTGACGGTGGTACTTACTAATTTTTGAGGAGGAATATATAAATGGGAACTATTAAATTAAAACGTGGACTAAGCGCCAATCTACCTGGCCTTACCTTAGCACAAGGCGAGCCGGCATTTGCGACAGATACAGGGAAACTTTATATTGGGGATGGTACAGAAAAAGTTCTTATTAACCCGGATCAAGCCAATGCAGAAACAGCAACGAAACTAAAGACTGCACGCACAATCTCTTTAACTGGTGATGCTACTGGATCAACTCAATTTGATGGGTCGGCAAATGCACCTATTGCAGTTACACTCTCAAACAGCGGAGTGACAGCAGGGGCATATACAAAAGTAACAGTCGATGCTAAAGGTAGAGTTACTTCTGGAGCGCAACAAGTGGCAGGAGACATTCCCAATCTAACACTAGCTAAAATCACTGATGCAGGAACAGCCGCTAAAGCAAATACGGGTACTGCTTCGGGTAATGTACCACTTATTGGAGCTAACGGAAAACTGGATGAAAGTTTACTGCCAGCAATTTCTTCCCCAGTGCAATCCGTAGCAGGTAAAACAGGAGCTGTGACATTGGTATCAACAGATGTGGGTCTTGGCAACGTAACAAATGAGAGTAAAGCAACAATGTTTGCTAATGCTGCTTTAACCGGAAATTCTACAGCGACTACTCAAGCGACAGCTGATAGTAGCACTCGTATTGCTACAACGGCTTTTGTTAAGGCGCAAGGATACCTGACATCATCATCAGACGTAGATGGCGGAACATTTTAGGAGGTGGTTTAATTGGCTAATAAGATACAAGTAAAGCGTGGACTAAGGTCTAAATTGCCGACACTGGCACTAGGTGAACCAGCATTGACAACTGACACTAAGGAGGTCTTTATTGGTCATGCTGACGGCAATATAGGGATTGCAACCTCTTCGCAGTTGGCGGATAAGTTGTCAAAATCTAATGGCTTCATCGACGATGCTAACGTAGCTGACGCCGGTTCTTATTTTCTCAGGAACGATTCACTTAACACACCTTATGGAGACTGGGCTACTATGTTGAATGTGAGTGGAGCGATCTCAGGGCATGATCTACAGATTGGGCAAAGTTGGAATGTGCCTTATTTACCTTACGCCATTCGAAGAGGGGTGGATGGCTCAGCGTGGTCTCCTTGGGAAATATTAATTACTCAACCAAGGTTAAATACGTGGTTACCTTTAATGTTACTTAATGGGTGGGAAGCATTGGATTCATTTAGCTATCGTGTAGGTATATTGCGTTATGCTGATGGACTAGTGATGATCCAAGCTACTATAAAAAACGGAGCTACCACAGGGATAGTAGCGACAGTTGCAGGTATAGGTTCCCTACCTAAAAAAATAGTTTCAGGTAACTACTACAGCCGTAATACAGACTCATCCGTTATGGCTAGCGGGGCCTTATCATTACATCCTAACGGGGATATAACAATAGGGATTGGGGGGCCTGTGCAGACAGGGGCGCTACAATTCACCTTGATTTACAACGAAAGGGAGGATGCTTAATGATTGCAGTACAGACCGACGAAGAAGGTAAGTATATACGTTTTTGTACCTCAACAGATGTAGCTGATGTTTTAGAAAATGAAGAAGGTTATATTGTAAGTGTTCCATTTCCAAACGGGTTCAAAAAATACGTTACCCGCGACAAGGCATTTAAATTCGATATCGAAGCTTATTTAAACCTCAAAGATAGCGATGAACAGCAAGATTACACAGTACTCTGGCAGGAAGGACTTACACAGGACGAAATAGATGAGTTAATTAGAACAAAGCCGAACGAAACTGAATTGTTACAAATGGAAAATGCAATGCTTGCAGTTGAGTTAGTAGAGACACAGATTCGACTTGATAATTCGGAAGCAGAACAAGCAAATTTGTTACTCGAATTAGTAGATAAAGGAGTGTTGTAGTATGAATTGGTTTGCAACTGTGAAACGTCACTATGATGCGGGTCGATATAATAATAATAACGTTGCCACTTTTGTTATTGGCAATAAGTTAACAGTTGAGCAATACGAAGAGATTACTGGCGAAGTATATGGCGACTAAGGCGACACGTACTTTTATATGAAAGATTTTGGAGATGTAGGGGGATGGACAACAAATCTACATTAGTAGCAGATCAAACACAGAGTTTAGAATTCCTATCATTTTTGCGTTAGGATATGATGCTAATGTGTGGTGGCTGATTGTAGTATGAAAAATCGATCAACCACCACATAAGATATTAGAATTTTATCTTCGTGTTAATATTTTTGGGTAATATGGATTTTACTCCTCTCTCGTAGATAAAGGTGATTAATTTTTGAAGAAGCCAAGATGTTATGTAAGATAATAAGACCATCAACGCAAATACAACAAATGGATTCTTAGAACTATAAATTAGGTCTGTAAAGAAATAGTAATGAAAAAATGTGTGTACTAAGAACATTTCAAAAGAAACTTTACCGATTTTTTCAAGAAATGCATGTAAATATTTCATCTTCGTTATGAAAATCCATACAAATAAGATTAGTAAAAAAGATAGAGCATAATCAACATAAACGTCAGCATGTCTAACATATCTGAAACGTTGTATAGTCACTCCAATAATGCACACAACTAGTAAAGCCTGAACGAAGAAATTGTGGAGCAATAAATTAGACCATCTTTTTTTTGCATTATCTGAAACTGATAACGAAAGAAAGATACCTAAAATAAACGGCATGATATATACGTTTAACCAACCAAAACTATTTATTAATAGAGTGGACATCATAATAAAATAACCAGCGATTAACATAATCCATTTAAATGTTTTTGTTAATGAATATAAGAAAGGAAACAATATATAAAGAGGGATGATTAGTGACATAAACCACCATGTGGCGTTATAACCATAACCAAAAGTGAACATTTGGACACCAAGGAACTCGGTAATCATATTATAAATAAGATCATTACCATAGACGGATGCTAGTGTGCGATCGAAGAAGAAAGTTCCGATAACTAGGGAGATGATAAAAACAATCCAATACGTGAAATACAACTTAGTTAGGCGCTTAAAATAAAAATCGCCAAGATCGTTTTCTTTGTTTTTACAAGATTCAGATAAACCATAGGCACTAAGCATAATAAATATTGCAACACTTACTTTAGCTACCATTGCCAACTTTAGTAATATATTCGTGCCGAAAAGATCAATACTATAATCTGGTCGGGCCACGAAAAGGTGATGTATTATGACAAGCAATATAGCAAAACCTTTTAATGCGGTTGAGTCCTTTTTTGACAATAAAGATACTTCAGACAAAATTATCGCTCCTTTTTAATTAATCCTAATAAATTATACATGGTTTCTTTTTAAAAGTAATCCATTATACGGGATATTGTCACATAAAGTAGAACCATAAAACAATATAAATATTATCTTTCAAGCTCCTCATTTGAGGGGTTTATTTTATTTCTAAAAATTAAAATAGGAGTGTGATCACATGGAAAGTTTTATCAAGTATTTTATTAGTATTGGCGGTGCATTGGCATCATTCTTTTTTGGAGGGTGGACGCAGCTCATGACTGTATTAGTTGTTTTTATCATAATTGACTTTATAACAGGTCTTACCTTGGCGGGGAAAGAAGGAAAGGCTTCAAGCAGGGAACTGTGGTTTGGTGTAACACGTAAGATCGGTACCCTTGCCATTGTAGCTGTAGCGCATTTACTAGATACGATTATTGGAGACGCTCATCTGATTAGAGATGCAGCGATCTTTTTTTATTTGGCAGGTGAGTTGCTAAGTTTAGTTGAAAATACAGGACGACTCGGTGTACCAATCCCACCAGTAATAGCTAAGGCAGTCCAGGTATTACGTGGCAAGTCAGGTGATAGCCATGAGCAACGCTAATTACACATATCGTAAAGATCACATTCCAAAAGGGACGGCGTGCAATCGTCGTCCTGCTCTTGCCATGGATCCAACGACAATTACTATCCATAACAACGCTAATCCTGATAGTACGGCAGCTAATGAGCGTGGCTGGCTTACTAATCCATCTAATACTCGTACTGCATCATTCCATATTGCGGTTGACAGTAAAGAGGCTGTTGAGGTCTTGCCGCTCAATGAAGTTGCCTGGCATGCAGGGGATGGCAGTGGAGCGAAGAGTGGGAACCGTACAAGCATAGGGATTGAGATATGTGAGCGTGATAAGACTCTTGGTGAGTATGCCCAGACATTAACTAATGCAATACACCTGGTCGTTAAGATGCTACACGAACGTGGCTGGGGAGTAGATCGTTTACGACGTCATTATGATTGGAGTGGCAAAAACTGTCCGAGACTAATGAACATCGATAACAAGTGGACAGGCTGGTATCAGTTTGTGCAGAGAGTAGCTGAAGCACTTAAGGTTTACGACAAAAAGCAAGTTACAGTTGTCGTTAATGGTGAGAAGTTAGTTGAGCCTGGCATGCTAATGAACAACCTTACTTATGTGCCGTTGCGAGTGATAGGCAATGTTCTAGGTGCTAAGATTGGCTGGAACCAGAAAGCCAAAGAGGCTAGTATCGAAGGTGCAGTAATTGACGGTGTCGTGATTAGTGGAACGACATACGTACCACTACGCTTGCTTGGAGAGACGATTGGGGCAAAGGTTAAGTGGGAGCAAGCTAGTTATACAGCCTCATTAATTCGCTAGATATTTGGGGACATTTTGGGGACGGACTGTAGTAATATGTATATACTACAGTCCAAATGAGAACAACATACGAACACCTTAAACCCTTGATAAGTCTAGGTTTTTACATGACATTACATGTTAGGTTTCGTGAAATTTGACTTTGAGGGGGTAGTGGGTGTATACCCGTGGAGGTTCGAGTCCTCTTTACCGCACCAATACAATTTCATCTTAACAGTTCAATCCCATCAATCACTTGATGGGATTTTTTGATTTTTAAAACCAATCACATGATCTTATCCTCATAGTAACTTAGCAATAAAACAATATAAAAACAGGTGTAATTACTCGTGATAATTGAGATAATATATCTGTTTTTTTATTTGTTAACTTTCAGTTCATATTACTTTGATATTCTCAATAACTGTAAAGCGTATTTCAGCTAACCTACTATTATATTTGGAGGAACTACATGTTAACTACAATTAGGAAAAGATTCATTATGTGCTTTGTTATACTGACTATACTACTCGGTGGGATTGGACTTGACCTAATATTGCCTAATAGCTACGCCTGGGCTGAATCTTCAACTAAGGAAGCTACATTAGCTGCTAAAGAGATCATCTCGATAGACGACGTTCAAGAGTTGACGAAGTTTGTTGATGGAAAGATGGAGGCGAGTATGAATTCACTATTCATACCTGGAGCAGTCATCTCTATCGTCAAGGACGGCAAGCTTCTTATGGCTAAAGGATATGGTAGTGCGAATTTAGAGGAAGGAACTGCTGTTGATCCCAACAAGAGTTTATTCCGAATTGCATCCACTACGAAGCTATTTACTTGGACTGCTGTCATGCAACTCGTAGAGCAGGGCAAGATTGATCTTGATGAGAATGTGAATAGTTATCTTAAAACCTTTAAGATTCCAGACACTTATGCCGAGCCCATCACGATGCGCCATCTTATGACGCATACAGCAGGCTTTGAGGAAGGTGGAGTCGGCTATCAGATCACGACTGACCTTGATAAGCTACCAGGTTCTATCTCTGAAACCTTAACAAAGCATCGACTTGCTCGAGTGAGACCTCCTGGAGAAATGAGTTCTTATTCTAATTATGGTACAACACTTGCAGGCTTAGTTATCGAAGAGGTGAGTGGGCTGAAGTATGAGGATTACATTCAGCGTAATATTTTTGATCTACTGGATATGAAGTATGCTTCCGTGGAGGAACCCATTCCAACAGCCTTAGAGCCTTATAAGGTCATAGGCTACACGAATAATGATGGTAGCTTTAAGCGAGGTACACCCACTTTCGAAGGTGGGTTCAGACCAGCAGGCTCAGGTTCGGTATCTGCTGTTGATATGGCACATTTTATGATTGCACATCTTCAGGATGGGCGATATGAGGATAAACAATTGTTACAGGAAGCAACAGTTGCACTTATGCATGCACCAGCATTTCAGTTTGACCCACGTATGCCTGGTGTAAGTCTTGGTTTTGCTGAAAAAAGAATCAACGGCATCACGCTTATTGCTCACGGAGGAGCAGATCCTCAATTTAATACGGAGCTGTATCTCGCGCCAGAAAAAGGACTAGGCATATTTGTTTCTTTCAATGGTGGTCCAGGTAATGAAGCAGCAGATGGATTAATTAAGGAATTATTTGCTCGTTACTACCCTGCTACAGAGCCTGAATTACCAATTGATACGACAGTAACATCTGAAATCCTTCAAAAGTATACTGGATCTTATCAATTTACTCGTCGAAACTTTACACATATTGATAAGTTTTTCAGCTTCTTTGTTCAGATTAATCTTACTCAATCAGACAATATGCTGACATTGGGTAGTGGAAGTGAGCAAGAGTTTTATGTTCCAGTAGGCGAGCATTTATTCCAAAAAGTGAATGGGTCAGAACAACTAGGATTTCATGTGGATAACACTGGAAAAGTCACACATATGCTCATCAGTGCTCTTCCAGATATGCCTTTAGAGAGAACATCACTTCTGGATCGCAATCAATTATGGTTCGTCATAATGGGGATTTCTAGCTTTATATTTTTGACCGTGCTTGTGGAGCTTATCATTCGTAGACGCCAAATCAAAGATATGACTATAGAGCAACGAAAGGCTATGATGCTGTTAGTTAAGACGGCAGGTTGGGGATTAGCTTCCTTGCTAATCGTTTTCTCCATGCTGATGTCAATGGATGTATTAACGAAGCTAACAGAGGTCAGCATATTCTTAAAGCTAGCTCTGCTGATGCCTATGATTATGCTAATGTTAACACTTCGTTCGATTGTAAGTGCGGTATTTGTATGGAGTAAAGGTTATTGGTCTGTGCTTAAACGTGTACATTATACACTTGTAGTTGGTTCGGCTATAGCATTTTGCTGGTTCTTTTATTACTGGAATCTACTTGGTTGGAAGTTTGGATAA